ATGACGAGGGGGTGGGTCTTTCGCGGGACCCCTCCCCCTATGCCATTAAAGACAGGCACAGTGCATCTGCGCCATTATTCTTTCTCTTTTTCTTTCGTTTCGTCGCTTACTTTTACATAAATTCCCCTGAAATCATACTTAATGATTTCATCGATCGCGGCTTCAATATCGTTTGATGCCTCCTCAGTTGGCAATTCAAGCGAAATCGAAGCAATTCGATCAAGATAAGCGCATGAATTGTATCCCATTTGCGTGTCGAACGCATACCATTCATCAAAATGCGTGAATGGATTAAAAGGATTGTCAATTGTTGTTAACATGCAAGCCATTTAAATGCTTTCCTTTCGCTTGAATTGCTTTCATCAACTGTAACGAACACTTAACCATTAAGCTGCGTCATTAACGATCTTATTGACGGTGGATGTAGACACACCAAGTGCATCAGCAATCTCTTTAGTTGTGTAATTACCAGAAGCAGCCATGGCCTTAGCTCTAGTTCTATTAGCATTACTAACAATAGAAGTGGCTTTAGGCGTAGCATACTTCTTAACCTTGTCCAGATCTGCGTTATTAAGAATAGATTTGAGCTTACTGTCAGAAATGGCCCCTTTCTGAATAGCTTCCCATTCGGAGGGGGTTATTTCTACACGCTGCTTCCCTGCCCCTATACGGGCCCTGGCTGTGGTAAGGGCTTGCCCCTTAGCTTTCTTGATGTGGTCCTTGTCCATAGACGGGTCTGCCTGTTTCTTTGCTTCGAAAATCTGATTTGCTAAGAGCTGCGCCTGCCTTTCTTTCGGTGCATTCTTCAAAGCAATGTTAAGTTTGTCGTTCAGGCTCTTAACTTCAGTCATATAAGTCTTCTTTGCTTCGGGATCGTACTTAAGTGAAGGTGTTGCAACAAACTCTTTTCTAGCAGAGTTGCCAAGAGCTTTCATCTTGTTGGCATAATCGGCGTAAACTGCCTCCATCTGGGTACCGGGGTTCGCTCTGCTGCCGCCCGAAGTCAGCGTGAAAGCGTCTTCTGCCTCTGCCATACGGGTACTCTCCTGCTTACGGACGTGTACCTTGGTATTACCCCTCTTATCTGTTGTTGTCCAAGACTCCCCGGTCTCTGTGTAGATCTTCTTACCCTGTTCATCAACAGATTTAGCAGTAAGATTGTAATCTTTTCTAGCATTCACCATCTCGGGGGACTTAGCTCGGGAGATAAGGGTGGATACGCCATGCTTTCCATCCCCATTGTTCTGGTATTTGTCTTTAAGCTGGGCGATTCCATTGTCAATTTCGCTCTGCTTGTAGTTAAGTTTGTGCTTTTCTGCATCGATAACAACCATCGAGTGTCTAACAGCTCTGGCAAGCTCGTCCGGAGTGGCTCCTTTGAGTGTCATGTCTGTGATAAGGTTGGTTGTCATTCCCATCTGCTTCTGTTTCATGTCGGGGGTCATAATTTTCATACCCTCCTTGTAGGGGTATGCTTCTTTCGGATCGAATCCTTCCAAACCTTTTAAGGTTTTGGAAGTTTTGATCTTGACCCGGCTGTTAACAGGAATGACCAGTGCAGTATCACCATCGAAATCTGCTCCTGAAAGTTTGTCGGCAACGTTTTTGTTAATGCCGACAGCATCAATCGCATTGCCGATAACTTTACTAGCCTGGGTTCCTCTGTTTCTAACAGTCAGCTCGGGGATTTCGAATGTTCCGCCATGGGGGTATCTTATAAGTACAACCCTCTCGCCCTCATTGTAGTTGGGGGCGTAGATTTCGTTGTCTTTCAGATCATTGAAGGGCAAGATAACATGCGATGCCTGTCTAGGAAGTGCTGCCGCTTTAAGATGCACGGCTGAAGCGTCGCAATCATCAGAGAATGATTCCAAAAGTTTCTTTTTTACAGTCGGATTTGTCAAGGCACAGATCTCATCAAACTCTGCTTTTTTCTCGGCGTAGGCCAGATCAAGCTGACGCTTCGCAAGGGAGACGTTCTGTTTTGACAAGAACTGCGAGGCCAAGCTTTTAGACCATTCGCCCCAATCGCCTTCTTCATTAACAACATTGATGGCCGACTGTTTAAGATTTCCATCTTTGTCCTTGTAGAAGCGCTGCGCTCTAATAAGAGATTTTTCGTCTTTAATAGAAGCGCCGAACGGATTGTCCGGGTCGTCTTTCATTTTCTTAAAGACTTTGTCATTGGGTGCTCCAACATGTTTATTAGTGTTGTAAATGATGTCCACGCCAGGAGGAAAGTCCTTGTCGTCCCCATAGAAGGCCATGCCTTTCATATAATACTGGCCATCTACGGCAATTCGAGCCTGCACGTACTGCGCTTTGCCAAGTGAAATATCATCTACACCTCGACGAAGCTCAATAGTACCATCTTTCTCAAGTCCGCCTTCTTCGTTGTAACGAATCTTAATGCGCCTAGAGTCAATGCTAACAGGGTCCAGAGAACCAGGTCTGATAGAGCCATCTGGCATCTGGATTTTCTGTTCGCCAAGAGCACGAATATCATATTTGTGCTCTTTAAGTTCGTTGTAGCTAACGTCCTCAGGTGTGAGTACCTGAATTGTTGTTTTGTGATTTGTGCCCATCTGATCAACAAGCACATACTGCACTTTATAACCATCTTCTTCAAGAAGGGCAACGGCGTTCTTCTTTCTGTTGTCGGTTACTCCAAGATTCAGTTCCGTGCCGGCACCGATGTCAACATAACGATTCTCGTCAACGAATTTCTTAATAACCTCAGCGGTTTCTCTATTAAGATTCTGCCTCGTTTCGATATGTTCGTTCAGAAGCGATCTAACTGTTGACTCATTTACACCAAGGCGTCGGCCAATCTCAACATTTGAGTATCCGTGTTCTTTGAGTTCACGAACTCTCGAAACCTGATCTGCTCTAACCTCGGCACGAGCATTCGACATCTGTGCTCTGAACTTGGTTGTAGAAATGCCAAAGCCTTTTGCGATTTCAGTATCGCTAAGACCCTGCTTTCTAAGCTCTTCTACTCTAGAATAGAAACTCCTATTTCGCTGGGGGTTCTTGCCGCTGCCCCAGGGGTATCGTCCTGAGTGCCTGGGGGTACCGTAGTGAGAAATATCACTTTCCGAATCAGGGATGAACTGTCTCCAACTATCATCGAGCAAAGAGCTGTTCGCTTTTACGTCATCGTTAAATGCCATCGTTCTGCTCCTTTATCTGTTCAATGATTTTGTCGAAAGTTATAATCTTATCCATGATCGGAAGAATGTCTTCTGCCGTCGGCTTGCCGATCAAAATATCATCGTTCTGATAGATCCGGAGTTCGGTTTCTATCTCACCTGGCTTGACATCATATTCAAGACAGAACAGAGATGCATAGATCTCAAGCTGATGCAAAGACGCTGGAATGGCACCGGTTTTAAGATCGTGAATTCTCAAGAAACCATTTTTGAATGCTATAGCATCGGCAGTTCCAAAACAGTTTGGAGAATAATAAAGCAGCTGTTCAGGCTGCATCTTGAAACCGATCGCATCATTCACATACATGCAAATCGTCTTTTTGGATTTCGGTAATTTCTGTCCAAGCTTGATTGCATGGCATGCGAAGTCATGCAGCTCGGTGCCCCTTAAAGTGGCAAGCCTATTCTTATAGACAGTGGCTAACTTTTCAGGATCATAGTTAAGCCAAGAATAGTTGCTAGCTCCAAGAAAGGCATGTGAGCCTTCAGCGATGTTGTAGTGCTTGTTCCATTGCATTGAGTACGTCCTCCTTGTTTTCTGGGAACACAAACGCAGAGAATGACATGTTGTTCATTTTCTCCACATAGTATTCTTGGTTAGGTCTATAAGCCGCACTCGCGCTTTTCTTAATTTCTAAGGCAGCCCATTTGTCTTTGTATAAAACAATCAAATCGGGAATGCCCTGAATATAAGTGGGGTCGTTTTTTAATACGATGCTCCCGGGTAGTCGTTCTTCGATCTCTCTAATAAGGCGAGATTGAAATTTGCTTTCTAACATGACGCCTCCTAAAAACGCACAAAAAAAAGAGAAAAAGCATCTCTAAAAACGAGATATTTTCTCTTCCTCTCTATTATACCCGGTGATTTCTGCGCGATAAAAAAGAAAGCCCATGAAATCGATCATGGGCCAGCTCAAACCTAACTCTTCAAAAAACTCTTTTGATTGAAATCCTTCTTCTGTGCTAACGCCCTCGATATTGCAAGGTCGATGGGCGCTGGAGATTTCAGATAGTAATAGTACAAGTCTTTATACTTTGTATTCATCCTATCTATTCGTCCAGCCGCTTGCTCTGTCATGCGATAGCTGTAACTCTGTGAGAAGAATATCATCGTGTCTGTAGTTATACAGTTCCAACCTTCTGCTCCGGCGGTGTACTGAACCAGGTACGCCCATCGATCTCCAGTAGGAACCTCAGAATGAACTTCGCCATTCCATTCGCCAATTGGCAGCCCTTCTTCATGTGCTAGCGCTCTAAGCGCATTTAGTTCGTAAGTGAAGTTGTAAAATATAATCGCACGTTTGTGCTTTCGAAGCAGTCGTCTTGTTTCTTCTATCCTGGATTGGTCACTGTTAACAACTCTGCGAAGAAGGTAAAACAATTTGCCAGTTTCTCTAATTGGTTCGTTGTCATATGGGTCCCATCGATCTTTCCATACACGTTTATATAGTGCTTTGTCGTAAAGAACCGAAACACGTAACTTGTGCCTTTCTGTTCTTCGTTCGTAATTCATAAGAACCAGAATATCATTCCGGTGACGAATCAGAACACCCTGATTTACATAGTGATCTACTTTTCTATACTTGCTAAAACTGGCGTAAACAATATGATTGTAAGCAAACTCCGTTTTGTTTTTGTAAAAACCGTTGGCTATGAACACGGGCATGTAGTCAAGCCATGTGTCCCCAGGTGTGGCACTAAGCAGGATCCACTGGTTCTTTCTTGTTATGTCCAAAAACGCTTTTGTCCAAGCGCCGTAGCCGATTACACGTTGCTCGTCAAATATGAAGAAAGCGCCAAACACCTTTTTATACTTCTTAATATTGTTCCACGAATCGATAGTTACTTTTACACCAGCAAGACTGTTTTCTCGTTTCTCGCTTAAACAGAAAGGCACACACTCTTCAAGCCATTCCAGCGAATCTCTCTTTTTCGCTGTTGTTATGATGTAAAGGTCTCTGGGGGCAGTCATGGCCCCCATTGAACCTTTGCCATTTATCTTAAGTTGTCCGCCGCACACTTTGAGATAGTAGTAGGCCAAGGCGGTACGACTTTTACCAGTACCAACGCCGCCAACAAGAATTGAGCCATTCTTAAGCCTGTCTATTGCGGCAAGCTGGTGATCGTATAATTCTACCGCCAAATATAGCCTCCTTACTCTTCGCCGTATCCGACAGTGTTCTGAGCAGAATCCGGTACGTCGGCATACTTCTCCTCAAGCCGGTCCTCAACGACAGTGACGTACATCGATTTGACATATGCCTTTACTCCGGTCTTTCCGCCCATCTCCCAGTTGTACGGACGAATGATAAGATCAACGTTTTCGATCTCGGCCCAGTCAAGAATGTTGATCTCATCCTCATCGAGCACATTCTTACCGCGGCTGGTGACAAGAACGATCTTCGGCGGGATTGCTCCAAACATTACGCTAACCTGCAGATATGCCTGGGGTTCATCGCCCTCTTCCCTAGGCTGCAGATACTTAATGTTCCACCCATCGCGAGACAGAGTCTCTGCCAGATCGTCGTCGAGGAACACGCAGAAGTTCCTCTTTCCAGGCGCGTTAAAACGGCCCTCCTTGCCGGCGAAGTTTCTGAAGCCAATTCTTGCATTCTCGATAGTAATATTGCTGTTAACTCTCATATGTGTATCTCCTTTCAATTAAACGGTACTTCTTCATTGGGCCACCCCTCCGGGATGTTCATAAAATCCGGAAGGGAATTATTAACGAACATATCGAAATCGCCATACTTCATGATTTCTTTCTTTGCGTTCTCGCAAAGGTTCTCATAATACGAACGATCGATAATGTTCTCGTAGTCCATATGGCTCACTTGCTCAGACTCGAGCCAGCGATAACCTTTAGTTCCTGTGGCGGCATAGTATTTGTCATCTTTTACCCGATACAAAATGCCACCCTCGCAGCCAGGTTTGATCGGGCAGAATCTTCCGACTCTTCCAATAAACCTGTAGTTGTGCTCTCCTTCGGGCAACGATTCGTTCATATCCAAATATAATGATCCGCTTGTGACCGATTTGGTTTCGCACATGTCGTCAAACACAATAGGCTCCTTGCTAAACAGTTCTTTGAACACGTACGGAATCTGAAACTGTGTTCCTGTTGCAGTCCAGGGATGCGCATGCTTTCCAAAATGCTTTGCGTTGTCGCCAGGAATATAACCATACATGTCCTGACAAGCCTTAGGATCCTCATACGCAGCGATGTATACGGCGTCATTCACCAAGCACATTCTGCTATATGTGGCCTCATGCTCAAATGTGTAGCCATACTTCTTGGCAAACTCCATGCAGAACTTGATAATCTCATTATCGGCATCGGGGATCTTAATAGAGTCTGTTTTGATGTGCGCTACTTTGTAGCCGCGAGCTTTTACTTCATCTCGCAAAGTCATCATGAACAGAGCTCCCCTAAGAGCCACAATGTTGTTCTTGTTTCTGGGATCTTTGAACGGATTGTCAAAGGTAGCCGAAGTATAGCCATACACCGAATTGATGACGATCTTCAGAGCCTGAGCAAGCTGATCTGCCTGATCGTCGTTCGTAAGATAGGGGGCCAGTTTTCCATCAAGCATGTGTTTGGCTGCATCAAAGTCGTGGTGCTTGATCGCAATTCTGGCTTTAAGAATATCATTGAACCGATCCGTGTATTCTCCGAACACATTCATGGCAATAATAGAATGCGGATGCAGACTGGCAACATCCAGTAACGCCACGTTCCTATGAATTCCAGGTTCAGCATAGACATAACCGCCAAACGAAGCGTCTTCGCCGCGGTACATGTTCTTACCATCTTTGAACTCATACCCAGGAAATGTTTCAGAAAGATCGGTATAAACGAGCTGAGGATGCTTCTCGTTGCCAAATATAATCTTAGTGGTGTGTTGTCTGGTTGTGTCATTGACGGTCATTCCAGACAGCTCAGCCAAGATCTCTCTGGCTACGAAATCCTCTTTTCGAGCATGGAAGACCGCTTCGGTTGCAATTACATCGTTATCGCAATATGCTGCGACTTCTTCCCATCGTTCTTCCGGAACCGGCTGATCCCAAGGAATTCCTAATTCCTGATGATGGATGCCCAGCTCGATCTCCCATTTCTTAAGGCTCTGCTTCTTACTGCAAAAATCATACACATCCGCATATGACAGATTGTATGCTTCGCCAAACAGAGCATCGCGTTCGCCGTTAACGATCTTCTGCGAGAGCTTATACAACTGTTCGTTCGTATACCCCATCATCCGGGCATACAGAATATGATTGTCATATCGACGATTGTTAAAGCCGACAAGTTTGTACTTGATCAGCGTTTCAATGTCTTCCGGCCTCGGATTGATCATGCGAACGCAACTTGGCGATCCTTCATATTTCCAATTTATTAATAATAAATTAGGAAATACCTCGCTGTCGACAAAAACCAAACGATCGCAATCGTAATTCTCTTTGTTTTCGCTTGGCTCTTCGCTTTTGAATTTCATTTTGTCCACGAGTTTCACACAATACTGGGACTGATGCGTGCTATTCAGTGCGAACGTCAACACTGCCTGCCGCATGTCCGTTACGTCGTACGGAATCCCAGCATTTCTTGCGTCCTCGAGTAGAGTGTAAATATAATCTATCGAGGGCTTGGTTGCTCCTAGGTATTCCTTGTTAAGATTCTTCTTAATCATGGAACGGAGCATCTTTTCAGACTTAATCCCTTCCCAATTAAGCACCTTTGCCTCTCCTTTCAACGGCAAATTAGAGTTGATGGTCGCGATCTCAAGACTGTTGAACCGAGTGAGTTTACGCCTTAATGCTGCGTTTCCGGTATAAACCTTGATCTCTATGTTGGGAGCATAAATATAATCCAACTTTGTCGCGTCGCCGGCATAGTAATAGTGCAAGTGGATTCCTCCGCCACTCTTACTCAGTTCGGCATAGGTCTTCGGCCATTTGCTGGCCGCTTTCAAGTTTGCCTCAAAATCCTTGTTTCCGTCTTCATCCTTAATATCAAAATCGATAACAATAAGGTTTTCCGGAACTTTAAGATAATGAAGCTCACTTGTATCCAGATCAGACAAGGTTGTTTTTACTTTTGCCCATGGCATAAGAGGCGTACCATCAGGTTTTGCGTATTGGGCAGGTCTGTCGAAGCACACAGCATCCAAATTCGATACTGTTCCGTCAAATATCAACCACGATGTAGGTTTCTCCTCTACCGGGTTCTCAGCCTCGTAAGCGAACTTGTTCTTCAGAAAGCCAGAATATACACGTCGTATCTGCTTCTCGCCATCCCAGTAACGATCGTCATACTTTTCGAAATAGTTCTTAAGTTCAACTCGAACCTTTGTCATAGTTAACGGATACTGGATACGGGCAAAGTCAATATAGTCTTTGTATCTTCGCCAGGCTTCATTCAGAGTTAAATACTTCGCATTTTTGAAGTCGTCATAGTTATATGCAACAAAATCGTAGAAGTCATTCGTCGCGGCCATCATGTCTCTTGGCACATAATCTCCGTAATAGTCTTCGCCGAGTTCGTTGTAGACTTCAAGACAGTGATAAGCAATTGCTCCTAGTTCAAATTTGATCTGGCTCATCAACTCTGTGTATTTCTTGTACGGGACTCTTTTACCAGAAGGCGTCACATCGATAAGTCGTCTAAGCAAACCGGACTTAGCCTCTGTGATCTTGACTGGGGTATTGGTTCCCATAAACAAGAAAGCCTTAAACACCATCGAATACTTTTTCTCATACTTGGCGTTCACTTCCATCGTTTCGTGAGAAACCAGGGAGTTCAGTTTTGTGTTGTCCTCGATTCTGTCCAACTTGCTGTCGTGCTCTATTGCCACCAGCGGATTGTCCTTGAACGATTCCAACGCAAACGTGCCATTACTGGACGTCAATTCTTTTGATCTGAAGCTCGCCCAATAACCTTGAAAAAGTTCCTGAATAATGTTTAAGACTGTAGATTTACCAGCGCCAGAAGTTCCATACAAAACGATGAATTTCTGAATATGTTTACTATCTCCGGCTACGATCGAACCGATAGCCCACTCCAGTTTCTTCCTTTCGTCAGGCTCGTACAGTGTCTGCATCAATTCTTCGTATGCCGAAATATCACCGGGCTCCAACGGATAGTCAAGTCGCTTTGACACGTAGTCTTCTCGCTTAACCTCCGTGTTCGAAAACGTCAACTTCTCATCGAGCGGTTTCCAATTATCACGCATCTGCTTCTGGCAATACTTGTGCCATTTGTCAATGACGTTCGTATCGGCATCGCGCATATACATTCTGGAAATATAAGCCTCTGTGGAAAGCTTGTCTGCGTATTCATCGATGGCCTTGTCAATCATGTCAATAGCATCTTGTTCGTCCGTAGACCACAAGCCACGCTTCTCATCCCAGACTGCATAAAAGTCTCCGCCTCGAATCATGAGGTCCTTTGTTCTGGCGTTAACGATGAATTTTGGATAGACCTCAACTTCGTTCTTTTTGGGTGATTTGGTATAAATTTTGAAGAAGTCGCTCATTCCATTTTCACCCCTCCTTTTTAGCGCTCTAGACAATTAGACAGAAATTTTGCGATTTTTCTATTCTTTTATAAAAATATTAATTTTTTCTCGCGTTTTATAAAAAAGGGGTAAATTTCTGTCTAATTGTCTACTGGAGTTTAATTTTTTAAACTGAAAGTTCACAATTTGTTCACAATTTGTAGACAGAAAAAATTTCTGTCTAGAAAAACTGTCTACAAAATTCATCAAATCACGCCGTAATTCTCGTTAATATAGGCACTCATCTGAGCCCAAATTTCAACTTTTCGCTGGTCCACCTCGGCATGCTTCAGCGGATACAGACCGGGTTTTCCGTTCCTGTTGTACCGGCGATCCAGCCATCCTTCGATCAGATCACTTACGGCATCGGCATCAAAATTATCGTCCGGGAAATTTCCAAGACCCAAATTATCAAACATCTCCCAAAACCAACGACTAACCTGCTCATCGCCAGCGTCGCTTAAGATCGCGTCCATCCGGCGAGCCAGTCCGATCATCACTTCAAGCATGCTGCACGGACAATTCGTATCGAGATAATAAGTATCGTCCGCAAACTCTTCTCTCAATTCGAGACCATCCGCCGCACGATTGTCATCGTTGAAATGATCGTCCCAATAGAACGGCCTCTCGACCAGAGCGTTCAGGGCCAGAAAATAATCCATACGTTCTGGTATCATAATTAATTCAAACAGCCATCCGCGGTACTTACCCCAGTCGAAAGGCCGCAGTCTACTTCTACACATGTTACCTCCTATACATGCAGCTCCTGGTAACCGGCATAGACCTTAATAATCTCATAATCGGTTCGGAGCCTGTAGTTACGAATATAAATGTTGTCCTGACCATTCTGTGTGAAACCGCTGCTCAACAAAACACCGCCTACTAGATCTTCCGGACGATCTATCATCATTTCCTGATCATCGACCAAAATATCATCATAGATGTAGTAGGTTAACGTCTCGGTTGCATACGTCGGATTCTCACCGAATTCGCTTACATGGATCTCCTCGCAAGGTCTGTCTCGATCCTCTTCATCCTCATGAGTAATCCGTTCTCCAGTTGCTTCCATTTCCTCCTGCTCAGACATAACATCTTCGCTCGGATGTTCACTTTCAGCCGGATCAGACGCGTATTTCGTCAACCGGTTCCTATAGTTTTTCAGATCCTCAGCTGCAGCTTCAGTCGCTTCGGTCAATTCCTTTACTTTTTTCGTAGTTTTCTCGTAATGCGCGCGCAACGACTCGTAATCTTCCTGTCTGAGCTTTTCGTAATACTCTTTGTAATATCCCTTAACGCAAAAAATCGAAATCGCTGTATCCAACGCTAGCAAAGCGCCAATTCCCAACACCCGCAAAACCGTTTCTTTATTCATAATCCTCCTTGAGGACTCCCCTCAGCCCGGAAAGAGCCAAGGGAAGTCGTAAATATCTCTGGGTGTGCCCGATAGACAAGTGTCAAGGCCGAGTCATATGTTCTCGATCGGTGCGTCGTACAGAATGATTCCGTCGACGTTGAAGTCAACAACGCAGGTGGGCTCATACCCGTTTACAAACCGGGAGTTGTACGGCTGGATAATGTTGAACTTAACCTCGCCGTCGCCCTTGTCTTTAAGCCAACCAACCTGCTTGCTGGCTTTTGTCACAGGGAATCCAGCATCCTTCAGAACATCATCCAGGAATACATACCCATAAGTATTAAGTTTACGATTGGCGTATTCCTGAACACTATTCAGGAAATATCTGTTCGCTACCGGATCGTTTGTGAAGTTCGGATTGCAGCTATCGAAGATCCGGGCATATGGACTGAAACCGTTTTCTTTGACATAATCGTCGAAAGACTTCTCGTCCGGAACCGTCAGAACAGTCTCGGTGACGACCTTTTCGCTATCTTCTTCTGTTCCTACAGTCACGAATTCCTGGGCTTTCAGGCCGTACATATACTCCTGATCTTTAACATCGCCACGATCCAGACGAACCCGCTCACGATACTTCTTGAACTGGTCGTCAAGCGCCGTATAAGCCGCTGCTGCGCCCAAATATAAAGACCTGTACATACCACAAGCTCCAAGCATACAGCCGATTCCTGTGGCCGTCAGAGCGATCGCAGGGCCATAGTTACGAGCCATTTTCACAGTTGTGCCGGCGTACAGCTTTACTGTATTCTGCTGCTTGTCCTTGGCTGTATACGGCTCCTCGCCTCTCTTCAGATCGCCGTTCTTGCTCTTTTCGTACGTGCTCTTGATCCGGATCATCGCGTCCTTATGCTCGTCGAGAATATCATCGACCTTTAGCGTAGCCTTGCAGGCGAACACAGTACCGGCAACAGTGCTGACGACACCAACGCCCATCAGGATCTCCGGAGCGTGCTTTTTACCAAACAGAATTACTTTTCCGCCAAGTCTTGTGATTTTAGTAAAATTCATGTGTGTATCTCCTTTTTTTTGTGCTAGTCTAACGAAATGGCCTTTGGAAGCGTGAGAATATAACCGCCGTGAACTCTACGCGGCTTTACATTCCTCAGATCGTCCTTAAACCAGCCATACTTGCGATCAGTAAACTCCCCAGTCTTACCAACGGAATCGTAGAATTCGCCAACAGAAACCTGACCATACTCTTCCGCGTATTCCGTCAACGCATCAAGTACGCCCGCTGCTTCTCCCATATTGGCAAACAAGATCTCTTCATAATCGTATACGTCGCCGGATCTTGTAGCAGATTTGCGTTCCGTACGATCACTTCCGGATTTGTAATATGCCGTGTAAGACGCCTTCGAACGGTTGGAATCTCTGTTTTTCCTAGCACCGCCAGTTCCGTACAGAAGTCCCTCAAGAATCCCATTCAGCGCGTTGAAGACCAGATCCTTTGCTGTCGGAATAATGATGTCGTGCACAACATATGTCTTGACATCACGAATATCCTCAGCCAGGAAAGTTTCTGCGAATTTTGTACCGAGGGATTTTTTACGAGTCTTGACTTCGGCCGCAGTCACTTTCTCGATCTTGGGCTTATCCTGTTTCGCCGACGATTCCTCTCGATACTTATCGCTATTCGGTTTTAATTCCATGCGTCGCCCTCCGTATAATATCCGTAAAACGCCAGGTAACAGCCGCTGAACAAGCAGATCAGAACAAATATCCATGGGTTGCTCGAATCTACAAACGCAGCACTAATAATAAAAAGGAGCGACGCAATACACGCCACTCCATCGAGAATATTATCTATCATCTACTTGCTCCCCAAACAGAATTATAGACGGGTTTCGGTTCGCTGCTGTAGTCGAGTACGATCCGTACGACAGTCTGGTTGTCTTCGTTCATGTACGGTTCAAATGAATACTCGACTTTTCCGCAGGGCAAGGCGTCTACGTTCCACCCTATATGCTTTAATCCTTCAACAACAGGCAAACCCAGATCTCTCTGGAATTCCGGAACCGTTACGCTGAATTCGTCCTGCAGCTCTCGATTCAGATCGTTGAACATTCGCTCAACAAAATTGCCGCTGGATCTGAACAGCTGTCCGGTATATTCGAAATAGAACAACTGCTCTCCATGACCGGTGTTAACTATCTTACGTTCGTCAGTCATCAGGCTTTGCAGCGGGGATTCGGCGATGGACTTATTCAGATCCGTCGCCTTTTCTAGTCCCAACTTTTCTTTGATCTGATCCTTGTATTCAGCGAATGCCGTTTTTGTCATTTCATATGCGGCGCCCATAGTCGCAATACGCTCTGCAGAAACACGATTTGATGCAACAACGCAACCGATTGCCGCTGCGCCTGTAATGGCCGGAACAGCCACCGCAGGAGCTACCGCTGCGACTTTCTCAGCCAGAGGAGCGTCTTTTTTCTCCTCGAGAATATCATGGACTTCCGGTGTTGCCTGAACCGCCTTTACGACCGTAACAACAAACAGGACACAACCCGCTGCAGTCAGGACATTCGGATCGCCGACGAACTTCTTTGCCGTTTTAACAACTTTAGTAATGCCAGTAGGAAGTTTGAATCTCATATGCGTATCTCCTTTCAAATATAAAAGTTAATTAGGATCTTCCATTAATGTTAGCCTCTGGTAACATTGACCGCAGCTAACGACTTTCCAAGGAACTCATCCATCCAGTCACATACCGAATCGAGTGTGCGCACTTTCTGGCGAACGAATTTAAAACCCATTTTGGAGTGATCCATCCCGTCGGAAATATGAAATGCGCTATTGCGTTCCTCGGTTAATTTATGGCTGAATTTACAAATACCGTCAATGAGATCGTCTTTTAGTTTTCGTTCTCGGACCAAGGCTCGTTGCTTTTCCAGAGCAGCATTCATAAATGTTTTCTTAACCTCAACTTCGAGTCTCATCGCTGTTAAAAGGCAATCGAAAGAAGTGCCGAACCAAGAAATCGCTTTTTCGTGCCGTACGAAAATATGTTTTACCTTCTTGACCGCTGCCTTGATGATGCTTTTTGGTGTTTTTGGCGTTGGTTCATCGGGATCAGCGCCCAGGAGCTCTTCTTCCGCCCCCTCTTCCTTCGCGGACTTATACAGTTCGTATATGCCCTTGATCATACAGATCGCTCCACCGACAACCAGGATTCCCCTGATCGGTGTGTAAATTGCTAAACGTGCGAGTGTTGAGATTTTCATAAACGTATCTCCTTTCAAGAGAAAAAAAAATAAATGTGTGAAAAAAATAGAAAAAGTTAGTCGGGATTCGAACCCGAAATTCTTCAATCGAAGCGTGTTACCAAAACACTTCTAACTCTTTCTATTATAAGGTCTGCGGTTTTCGCGAATTACCAGTCTGTATCATCGACCGGCATGTCGTTGGCATAGAAAATAGGTTTTACGAAATCGTCAGCAAGGTCGAGAATCTTCTTACCATATCGCCAAGCAACCTCGCGTTCAACGCAGCAACCGTTTGCCTCAGACCATCCAGGCGCCATGATTACCAGATCAGCAAAGGTCATTTTCTGGATAGAACGTCCAAGACACCAGATCCGAATCTCGTCTTTGGTCATCGTCTTTTCCAGGTCCGGATCAACGACCACCGCCGTCTCAATGAGTTCATACTTTTCCGGATTCAACATACTGAAGATTTTCAGCTGCGTTTTGCGAATATCAGCCAGGGAATAGCCCTGCATCGGTAAACTAATAAATACTTTCTTTTTCTGTACTGGTGATGTGTTCATCTAAACTCCTCCTTACAATCAAGAATCCATGTCCAAAAAGCCAAGAAAAACCAAAGGAGCCCTCCAAGACAGAGAGCCCCCATAAAGCACAATAATATCATTATGATCATTTCCATCACGCCGCCTCGATATAGAACAAATTCTGCTTGTCGTCGTACTGCAGGCTCGCCTTACAAATCGTTGGATGCTCATGGATAAAGTCAGCAAGCGGCTGGGATGCAAAGAAAAATATCCTTAACCGCGGGCTGCCTTTTGGGGTACCGACACAGTAACCGCCCCGGCTTTCCGTGGGCTTAAAGTAGATACGATTGCCGCTCATTCCCACAAGAATCCGATCTGCATTCTCGAAAAACTTCGCATGCACGGTTTCACTAAACCGGAACCGAACTCTATCGGCTTTTCCGCCCGCCTGGGGTTTGTATACCGAAATATAAATGTTGTTCTCATCGGCGTTAGTAAAACATGCTCTCTTATTGTTAATCCAATTAATCTTCATTCTCATTTTCCTCTTTTCTTAAATATAAGTTACACGGCATAGTAGTAGGGTTCACAAACGAATTCCACTTAGGGCAATAGTACATCGGGGCCGTTACTGTATTGCGTGGTACACAGTGTACGCATGTCCCACAGAATCTGAAATCGTTCATGCAAACCGGATCTTGCCCCAGAGAACGTATATTACGCTCTCCCCTCCGCCATACTCGTCGATAATCATCCAGTCGGTAGCCTCATCCGGAATCTCAACAATTTCAATGTTGTACTGCTCGTTTTTCAAAGAGTCATCGCCGAATTTCTGGAGATAGTCCTCCAGCGCAGCGATTAGTCTAGGGTCTGAGCGATCCCACACTTGTAAATCTTTAGGCATCTGTGCCGCAACCTGATACGGAACGCCAAGACCTTTGTTAATCGCGATCTTCAATGCTAACTTTCCTCTTTTCTTAAATATAAATAGCACGTGCTGGTTCTGAATGGATTCACATACGAACGCCATCGTGTGCAATAATACACGGGGACAGTAAATATCACGCTAGGATTGCAATGTACGCACGTGCTGCAACCCCTTAAGTCACTCATTGTCAAGAACCGTGTAAATCACGGCCAGAATCACCAGCAACACCACAGTTACTTGAAACGCCATAAATATCAATCCCCCGTATAAAACCAAAGCTTGCCAAAGTATTCTCTGGCCATCCGGTAAGTATCCTCGTCGATCAAGCCGTCATCCAGTGCCATCCCAAATGCCTGGGCTCTGGACATCTGAATCGGATAAGGGTTGTATTTACTTTCGAACTTCCAATACATCTCGTTGAAATCGATCATAATAATGTCTCCCCTCTGTAACAATATCCGTCAGCATCAACCTCAAACCCTACATTTCCTTGCGTCCAATCCGGATGGCAGCAAGTTCCAAATCTAGCGTTCATAATATCACGCTCAAAATATTTGCAATCCTTGCACCGTATGGATGGTAACTGCTTCAAAAAGTCGATAGCGTAATTTGCATCAATCCCACCATCTGGCGTAAGCTCACAGCAGCTAAACTCTGTAATCGCCGCCTGTCTGCTGATTAAATCATCCATCCTGTTCACCTCTCATATCCGCTCCAACCTTCTCGTAAAGCCGTTCAAGGAACTTAATTTCTGTAGCCGTGTCTTCATCATATTGCCAATGCTGAGCCGACCGCTTTGACAAAAGACTTAATGAAATTCCGTGAGCGAATAC